ATTGTGAGGGTGATGAAGAATGAGCGAAACACGAAGTCCATTCAAGGTCGGCGAGAAATTGACCGTCGCTCAAATCAAGGTGTGTGCTGGTCGTGCGCCTGTCCCCTCCAAGACCGGTGGGTTCATCATCACCGCAGTGGTGAACACTAATCATTCCAGTGGTGGCTATCTCTTCAACGCCGAGTCGGTTCGCTCCGTCAACGGTCGCAAGGTCGAAGTCGCTTGGCACCTCATGCACCCACGCCGTCGGGCCAAGAACGGAAACCAAATGGTTTCAAGGAAACAATACTTCTCGGCCTTCCGTGTACTCGTGCCGGAGGCGGAACAGAAGCCTTATACCCCTCGCAGTGAAAGGCAACATGAAGCCCCTGCGAGCAAAACGCAACCGGCTGGGACACGAAGATACAAAGGCATCGTACTCGCAGACTTTTTGGAGGAATAAATATGAAAATAACAGTAAGAATTGACCTAAGCCTTGACCTTGAGATTGACCTTGATGAACTCATGGGTGGGTTATCATTGAGGGACACTATCTACAACATTCTTTCGTCAAATCACATGGATGATATTGTTGACTCCATCGAGGTGAGCGAATGAGTGTCACGCTAAGTGGCATGACGGAACTCGCCGCTACTATTGCGGGAATACGGGTTGGTAGCGAAATCAGCAGACCGTTCATTGAACAAATGTGTGACGATTGTGGCGTCGATACCGTTGTCGCATTCCTTGTGGCGTGTGAACGGAATAACAATTGGGACTGTACCCTTCAAATTGGATGGGCCAACGAAACCCGACCAAGTGAAATGTTTTGTGAAGTCAATCGAGTGATTGGGGATTTGAAGTACCTCGGTCGCCTCGAATACATTACTTTTAAGAATCTACTTTTCCCACAGGCTACGGAAGATTACCTCGATGAGAAGTGGCTCTTGTGGAACAACGACAGACTCGGATTCATGTACTCTTGCTCAAGCGACAAGATAAGGTTGCTTTGTGACTACATCGAAATCTGCAAACATGGCGGGTGTGGCAATTGATTAACAAGGTCGCACGATACTTTACTCGTCGGGTTCTTGAGTCGAAAGGTATGAGGCTTTGTCCTCTATGTGACGACGCAGTTATCGGAAACCAAGAACACGCTTGTATGATTTGTACTCTCGACGCAACCTTTGGTATTGAGGTGAAAGTATGACATACAAGGTTCTTGGTCGATGGACTCTATGCCAACATTGCGGCAGGTCTTACAGGGACAAAATCATCGGCAGAATCCCCTGCCCTCACTGCGTCAAATGCACACGACCGGAGAAGTGCTTCCCTCAATTTGAAGGTCGCCACCACTGCAAGTTATGTGCCGCACAGAAAGTGATTACCGACCTAACGGGGGAAGAGGAATGAGCGTTTGGGCTACACACCACCGACCTACAAGTCTTACGGGAATAGTAGGTCAGCCGGAACTCATCGCAGAATTGCATCAAATCGTTCTCGGCGAACTGCCGATGCAACACTACCTGTTCTTCTCTCCGGAGGCTGGTACTGGCAAGACCTCCGTCGCTTATGCTCTTGCAAAGGACTTGGGTTGGCAATTGGTTACCTTCAACGCATCCTCCAAGAGAGAGCGTGGTATCGAGTTCGTTGAGGATGTTCTCATCCCTATGACCCGAAGTGGTATTAAGGAGAGAATCTTTTTGCTCGATGAAGCAGACCAATTAACTCCCGCCGCACAGTCGGCTCTCAAGGGTGTGATTGAAAACGCTAACGGTTATTTTATTCTCACTTGCAATCGCCTTCCGATGGTTTCTCGCTGGCTACAAAGTCGGTGCCAAGTGCGTACCTTTAACCCAATACCAATCTTGGATATGACAGAACGCTTGACCTCTATTGCTGTGCAAACAGGTAACGGTGACATTTCCAAGACTTCTGTTGAGGTTATAGCAAGGGCGCACAACGGTGATTTGCGGAACGCTATCGGTGCTTTGCAAACATACTGTGGTTTGACTGGTCGAACTGCTGAATCATTCCTCGACGGTTTGACTGCACCTCACATCGACTTCTCGAAAATGCTCATTGTATGTTTTCGGGAAAAGAACTTTGAAACAGCAGTCAAGATGTTGACAGGTGATGTTCGGTACCAAGTCCGAGCGTGTTTCCAATACGCCGTCGAATCCGGCGCAAAAGTACAGTCCAAGATGCGTGTTATTGAAGCGGCGATTACCGCCGAGCGTGACATAATCAACGGTGTGGATGAAGAGGTAGTGCGCTACAATTTTGTCCGTATGCTGGTCGGAGGGAGCCAGTAACAACCTTTATATCCCCACAACATGACGACAAAATACAGGAAGTGAACCTAATGGTAGCATACGAACAGATGATTGAAAAAGTAGCAAAGCAAGTCGGAACTGACCCCAAGACGCTATCGGCGAAAGCCGAGGCAATCCTCGCCCAAGAAGGCGCAGGCTGGGAAGCATCCGGCAAGAACGAAGAACAACGCAAGACTCTTGCCCTACGAGTATCGGCACGACAATTGGTGGCTGAAAAGGCAAAATTGACCCGCAGTGGCGCAACGATGTACGAAGGTATGTTCGTCAATGTCCCTCGTGAAAAGGATTGGGCTAAGATGGCTTACAACAAGATGAGCAAGACGCTCAAGGCTATGCCGGACATGGCACAACGCCTCGCTCTCGTTGGTCAAGGTGCGCTCATCATCTACGAGAACAACCACGACGGTTCGTGGACTCGTCACGCCAACCCATCTTTGTTGAACCAACAGGACTTCGCCGAAGGTACCCGTTCCGACGAAATCACCCAAATCCCACCACGCCATGTGGTTCTTGATGCGAACACCTCGTTCTCGCTCATTTGGGACAAGGCAACCACTCACTTCGCAAACGGCAAGCCGAACTTCAAGTACGGCTCCGCTCGACCGCTTGAAGAACCCGACCGCTCGTGTCAATTCTTGGGTCGCAAGGCTGGTTCCAACGACGCACCAAGCCTCCACGACTTCCGATACAACGGTGCTTTGGCAAAGCAATCTTGGCCGACCTTCACCACCGGTACCATCGGTATGAAGCCTGCCAACCGTGAGGGAATGGCATACGGTACGAAGGTCACTGCCTTCACCGCTGATGCTGAACTCTCTTCAATCTTCACCGCCCCACCTCTCATGGTTGATGAAAACGGTGCAAGTGGACTCGTCGCTGATTGGCTTGGGGAAACACTCATGCCTTCTCTCGACAAGTGTCACGAACACTACGGGACTCTTGACGACAAAGCAAAGTGGAACACCACCTACGCTACCGTTGTCGAAGTCGTTCACATCGACCCTCGTGAAAACGGTGGCTTCATCGTTACCGTGGCTGATGCCGATATTATGTCGGAAACACCACCAATCGAAGTCTATGTCGGTGCCTCCGAGGAAACCTCGGTTGACTTCGGCGTTGGTTCGGAACTCGTTGTTGTTGGCTCTCCGTGGGTCACCCGTGACGGCGAGGCTCGCTTTATGACCTCCGCTTGGTGGTGCATGAACCGAATCGCTCCGCTTGCTGACACTGGCGAAGGTGACGACGGCTGGGATTGAGTCGCTATAACTTTGGGGGGTAAAGTAAATGTCAAATGTAGTTATGGGTGAGCAGGCGCAAGCCGCTCTCTTGGAAGCAATCAACCTTGTCGCTGATGCTGTTGAAGGTACGCTGGGACCGCAAGCGAGAACTGTTCTCGTCACGCATCCCGAACGACCACCGACGGTGCTGAACGACGGCGTGAAGATTGTTTCCTCCGTCAAGTCCGAAAAGCCTGCGGTACAAGCCGCAGTGCAATTGTTCCGACAGGCCGCACTTGAGGCTCAACAGGCTTCCGGTGACGGTACTACAACGGCAACACTACTTGCTCGTGCAATCTGCAACGCATACGCCGACCATCCCAACAAAGTCCGAGCCGCCCAAGAAATCGCTCAATTCACAGACGCAACCGTTGCATACATCGAAATGCAAAGTGAAGAGATAGACTTTGGTGCGCTCACTGACGAAGATGAGTGGGATGAGTTAGAACAGCGGTTAAAGTTCGTGGCTACTGTTGCCGCTAACAACGACGAACCTCTCGGTGAACTGGTTGCTGAAATCTTCACCGAACTCGGTCCCGACGCACTTGTCAATCTCAAGGTCGGCTCTCTCGACCACACGATTTGGTCACACGCTGTCGGTACGAGTATTCCCACAACATTCGTTTCTCCGATGTTCTGCAATACGGACAAGCGAACTGTGGAGTATCACAACCCGCTGTTTATTCTTACCCAAACAGTAATTGAAGACTTTGAGGATTTGATGCCTGCTCTTGAAATCGCAGTCGAGAACAACCGGCCTCTCATCATCGTCTGTCAAGACATTAAGGGTATTGCTTTGTCAAACCTCATCGCCAATCATATCGGTGGTGTTGTCAAGGCGTGTGCCATCAAGGTTCCCTACGCCGACCCTCTCGCTTGGATTGAAGACATTCAAGCCCTTGTGGGTGGTAAGAACTTCTTCGATGCCGAAGGTCACACTATCGCCGATGTTGTCGCTGGTTCCAAAATGATTGGTTCCGCCGACACAATTAGGATTACCGAAACAGAAACCGTTATCATCGCTGGTGAGGTTGGGAAGGACTTGTTGCCTGCTCATGTCTTGAGTCTGCAAAAGCGAGCCGCCGCTTCCACTCATTCTTTCACCAAAGAGAAATTGCTTACTCGTGCCGCAAGACTAAATTCAAAGATTGCTAACATTCACATCGGAGGATTCAGCGAGGCTGAAATTCGTGAAACGAGGGAAAGGGTTGACGATGCTGTCAACGCCACCCGACTCGCCATGAAGGGCGGTACTGTTCTTGGTGCTGGTGTGACTCTCGCACGAATGACTACCGCCGCCACCTCCGACACCTTCACACGCGCTGACAAGCGATGGGAGAAGGTTCTCCTTGAACCGGTTCGTGTGCTGACCAAGAACGCTGGAAGCGAGCAATCGCTCGCAGATATTAGGAAGTTATTCGTACAGAAACACTACTATTCCAATCTTCACAAGGCGAAGTTCAGCATCGAAACACAAGACGCTTGTGATGTGTACGACGCTACGCTTGTGCTTGTGAACTCAATCAAAGCCGCCGCATCAATTGCTCGGCTCATGCTACTCACCGACCGAATCGTTTTGGTGGGCGAAGAATAGGCGAAGCCAACCTTTATATGGCTACAACAGGAGGAAATAATATGTCTTGGGGAACTAAAGCAACAGAAGCGACCGTCACTAAAACGGGATTTGACAAGGACTACTACCGTGGTCTTTTTGAGAACAACACCGCACAATCGGTGCCTGTACGCATGGCACTAATCGGTAAGGAGAACTGTGCCAAGACCGGTACAGCCATCAGCATTTGCCGACAGGTACGACCGAAGGGTCGCATCTATGTGTTCGATGTTGATAACTCGGCGAAGGCCACCATCGACTCCGCATACGCAGGCGACGATGAAATCACAGTCCTTCCCCTTCTTGACGAGCGTGACGACAGTATCTTCAACGGGGATGCTACTGTGAACTACGCTAACTTGATTGACAAGGTGAACTACTTCGTGAACATTGTCGCTGACAAGTCAAAGGAAGGAGAAGATATTGCCGGAATTGTATTCGACGGCGGTTCGACCTTCTTGAAGTGGTGCGAGTTCGCAATGACTGATGTTCTGCTCCGAAAGGGTGTTATCAAAGAAGAAGGCGACTCCTTCAACCAAAAAGAATGGCGCACCCGCAACCAATTGTTCCGCCAAGTTATGACTCGACTTCACGGTCTTGCTGTGCCTTGTGTGTTCTTCACCTTCCACCTCAAAGATGTGTCGAACTATGTTGACAACGGCTCCGGTGGCAAGGTTCTAATGAAGGTCGGCGAGCGACCGGAATGGGACAAAGGTACCATGCGCTTGTTCTCCCAGCAAATCTTCTTGTCACGCTACATGAAGAAGGCTGATACCGCCGCTGGCGTCAAGGCTGACCCGACTCTCAAGAATGACGACGATTGGGTTGTCAAGGCTACCATTGAAGAAATCAAGGGGCAACACATGGAGTTCATCGGACAGACCAACACCATCCTCTCTATTATCAAGGGTAAAGTACAATGGACTGGACTTCCAATGCTCACATGGGGTGCTTGAAATGAACAGTGAATTGTTTGAAGCGTTGCAAGGTGTTATCATCGCACTGAAAGACAGAATCGAAGCGATTGAATCTCGCCTTGCTGATTTGGAGTTCACGCTTGATGAACTTCCCGAAATAGGCAACATTGTCGCCGCAGTCCAAGAACTTCAAGAAGTTCACGAAGCACCCGCTTCCAAGTTCACACACTACATTTCGGGGGCGAAGCAATGAGCAATTGCTCCGTTGAAATCGCCAACGCTGACCTCGCTCGCCTCTTGACGGTTATGAAGCGCAAGCAGACTGTGAACGGAAAGCAACAGTCACAGGTTGAGTCACTACTCTTGACTTGTATGCACACCGGCTACGACAAGGCGGAAGGCAAGGGTGGACAAGCAATTGCCACGAGCCTAACGAGGGACTTGTCGGGATTGACACAGGTCACCATGCCTTGCACTGTCAACGGGTCCGATGTTTGTAGCATTCCCATCCAAAGCATTGACAATATGCTGGGAATCATCAAGTACCACGGTACTCAATTAACGCTCATCTTCGATGAAGAGAAGAATCGTTTGAAGATTAAAAGTACGGGAAAACAAACAACGCTCGACGCTTCAAAGAACGCTAAGGCATTCTCCCACAGTCCGGACACTATCTTGGAGTTCCACATGAAAGGTATTGAACTTACGAACCGTATTTGGCACAATGACGGTATGTATTACATCAGTGGTACCGGACAGCGCATCCAACCTTTCGCCAAATACAGTGTTGATTCGACACAAATGTACGAGGCTTTGCGTTGCGACACCATGAACGGTCAACGACTCAACCGCTACACTATTGGTGCGGAATACGGCTCTCACCACTTGAAAATTCAAGTCGGCGATATGCACCTCGGACAAACCACGACCAATGTTGCACTTGAAACAATGGCAAAAGAAACATGGGAATGGCAGTTCGACGGTGGTCTTGATGAAGTGTTCAAATTCATGCCATCCACTTGCGACCTCTACATTTACGACTTCCGTGAATACGGACAAGGTATGCGAATCTTCATGCACTGGCCTAACATTTTGGGTGCCAGTGAGTTCTTTGCTTTCCAAGCGGGAGTTCTTACTTATTGATTACGACATGGTGGGGTTTGCACCTCGAAAAAGGGTAAAAGTGTACCTCCGACGCATGAGGGAGATTTGTGTTTCTCTTCCGTACCCGCCCCGCCGCCGTCGTATCGTTTGGTGATTGTCATGGAAGACAATACCATCAACACTCTCAATGGTAGCCTCAAAGGGCTATCAATCGAACAAGTACAGGAAATGTACGACCACACTGGCGGTCGCCTCAAGGGTAGGAAAATATACCTTAAATTGGCCTGTCTTGCTGTTCTCAAATATCAAAGCAACGGGCGACCGTTGAGCGCACGACAAGTTCGTGCGTTGGGTGACAAATACATCCCTAACGGACAAGGGTGGTCGAATCAAGTGGTGGGAAGTATTCTCGGAATGTTAGCCCGTATGGGTTTGATTGACCGCTCATACGACAAACCTCATACATATTGGTGGAAGCATGAATTTTGAAATACGCACCGGAGATTGTGTCGAACTGATGGCGCACATGGATGATGAGTCCGTTGACACCTGCGTGACCTCCCCTCCGTATTGGGGACTTCGTGACTACGGTGGTGGTGAAGGTCAATTGGGACTTGAAGCCACGCCCGAAGAGTACATTGATAATATGGTAAAAGTATTCCGTGAAGTCAAGCGTGTACTCAAGCCCGAAGGTACGCTGTGGCTCAACATTGGTGATTCGTATTGTGCAGGTTCCCGCAAGTCCGGAGTGCCGGACAATGCCGGTGGCGACCGTGGACTTCCTACTACTCAACGCAACCAAGCCTCCGGCGACCTCAAGCAGAAGGATTTGGTCGGCATCCCGTGGATGCTCGCATTTGCTCTTCGTGCTGATGGTTGGTATTTGCGACAGGATATTATTTGGGCTAAACCAAATTGTATGCCGGAGTCTGTTCGTGACCGATGTACGAAAAACCATGAGTATATCTTTCTTTTATCGAAAAGTAAAGATTACTACTACGACCACGAAGCCATCAAAGAGCCTACTGTGAGCAAGCCGGATAAGAACAAGTCTGCCAACAAGTACGCCGAGAATGAGGCATGGGCCGCAGGCGACCCCAACCGCACAAGCAAGGCGAAAGGAATCGCAGATGCTCGTGTTAAACAATACGATAAAAGAAACAAGCGCAGTGTTTGGTGGGTCGGCCCCAAGCCATTCCCCGAAGCGCATTTCGCAGTGTTTCCCGTCGAACTGATTGAGCCTTGCATCCTCGCTGGCTGTCCCCTCGACGGCACCGTACTGGACCCTTTTGGGGGTGCTGGGACAACCGCCATCGCATCCATTAAGCATGGTCGCAATGCCTTGCTCCTTGAGTACAGTGAAAAATACAGCGAGATAGCGCAGAAGCGAATACTGGCGTATCGCCAAGAGGTGGGGCTTGACAAACAGGACAGGGAGTGGTTCTAATGCCACGGAACTGTCTTCGTAAATGTAACGGTTGCGGTCGGGTAGTTATGTCCGCCGCCAACAATCACCGTGTTAGCATCAACGGGGAGCGGAAATACTGCGGAACCCAGCGTGTTGTTCGTGATGAAGAAGTGATTCGGGTTTATATGGCTGACCAGTGACTTTATATCCCCCCGCCCTAATCAAGTATCATGGCGCAGTACCCGCTAACCGAAGCCCTAAAGGAAAATCTAATTCTCAACACCATTAGAATGATGGATGTTGACGAGGATGTCAGCCCGAATTGCGAAACAGAATTTCAATTCGATTATGGTGGCCGAACAATTGTTGCTTCGGTTAAAATTACCGAAATACCAAAGGACAAATTGTACAGGGACCGAGATTGGTTGTATAACGAGTATGTCACCAAAGGTAAAACGCTCAAGGAAATAGCATCAATTTTCAATATCACCCCGATGAGTATTCACCAGTGGCTCGTGAAATTGAACATCCCCGCACGACCTCGTGGTCGCCGTCAATAACCTTTATATGCCTACAATACAAGGGTATATTGGGGCAGACAGATGATTGACTTGACCAAATACAAAGGACACTTAGCAAGCGAAGGACAGACTTGGGCTTGGTCTAAGTGGATGCTAAAGAACGCTGAAACGGTTGACCAACACACGACCACAGCCTTTCTACTGAACGACGCACCACTTCTCCTTGAAGAAGTCAAGCGGCTGAACCGCTTTGCCCATTGTGCTATGAACTTCATGTCCAAGCATGATTTACATTTTCAATTCTTGAATGAGTATGGTGTTTATACCTCACCCGATGGTGGTTCAATTTCCATGTTTATTCCATACTCATACAAATGGGATGATGAAACCAAAGTATCAAATGAATCAATTCAATTCACTGTAAGGGGTGAAGAAGAATGATTGTTGAACAGAAAGGTAAGAACGATGTGGTCGTTCGCTATCGTGACAAAGACGGTAAGCGACAGGAAACAGTAATCAAGAAGTATCTTCCGTACTGTTATGTTAGTGAAGAAGACTCAAAGTACATTCACGGTTATACTAAGACCAACGGATTCACAGGAGTCTTTGGTACGCCCCTCGTGAAAATTGAGGGTTATTCCACTTGGGACATTCGTGAAATCAACAAGACTGGTCACACTTGGGAAGGGAACATCCCCTTCACAAACCAAGCATTGAGTGCAAGAGTTAAGGCTGGCGAAAAGCCGTTTGATTCCTACAACCACAGGGTTTGGTACCTTGACGGTGAGTGGAAAATCAACAGTGGCGAAATCACAATGCTCTCGGTCTATGATTCTTTTACCGAAAGACTATACTCGTGGGCTGTGATGCCTAAAGGTGCTTATTGGGATTCTCTCGGCAAAGGGAAATACAACATGCTCAAGGGTGAAGACGGTAAGGAGTACCACTACGAAACACCCGTCATTCTCTTCGACACCGAGGCTGAACTCTTGTCGCATTTTGTATCTTTCATGCGGAAGCATGACCCCGACATTATCACCGGTTGGTATGTCACGGGAGCCGACATAAAGCAAATCATCGAACGCTGTGGCAAAACCGGCGTTCGTGCCAGCACTATGTCGCCAATGAACAAGTTACGCTACGAGTACAGGGATTGGTCGCAACCAATCGTTGGTCGGAATATTATCGACTTGCGCCTCGCATTCCCCAAGTTGTACGAGTTGAAGAATGGCAAGTTACCGAACTACAAGTTGGATGATGTTGCTTGGGAAGCATTGGGGGAAAAGAAAGTCGAACTCAAGGATGGTCACGATACCTACTACACTGACCCCGTTCTGTATCTTCACTACAACCGCATAGATGTTGAACTCCTTCCGAAGTTAGACAAGATGGTGAACGCTTTGGAATACTTCATCGCTGTACAGCACATTGCTCAATGCGAGATTCGCTCGACACCACACATCACGCAGGTTTTCTCGTGCCTTGCTTTGAGTGACCCACAGTTCAAAAAACAATTGCCAAGTGAGCCACGATTTCAAGCCGAGGCGTATGAAGGTGCGATTGTCATGGATGGTGAGAAAGGTGTGTATGACGCCATTGGTATTTTTGACATAAAAGCAATGTACCACAGCAATGTCGCTTTGCATAACATTTCATGGGACACACTCTCCGAGGGTGGGAAGGACTGTGGGAATGGGACTTGTTTCTCACAGGATGAGAAGGGGTTGTTGGTGCGACAAATGGACAAAATGACTGTCTTGCGTGACCACTACAAGGGCTTGATGAAGGAGGCTACGAGCGAAGCAGAAAAGGTCCGATACGACGCCTTGCAGTACGCTACAAAGTCCCTCGTCGCTTCGATGTACGGTGTGGCCGGTGACAGCAAATACGGGCTGTACCACCCCGAAATCGCTTCGGCCATCACATACACCTCTCGACAGACCTTGCTGAAATTAGCATCCGTCGCAGAAGACATGGGTCACCCTGTTGTGTACGGTCACACGGACTCGGTGATGTGTCAAGTACATAGTCCCGAAGAAGGAATGCAATCGGTCATTGAAATGAACAAGCGTATGTACCCAATCATTGTGCAATTTGAAAAGTGGTCGCAGTCATTCCTACTGATGGAGAAGAATCGGTACGCCGGTTTGGTGACTTGGACCGATGGGGAACTTCACGAACCCAAGCGTTATGTTAAGGGAATAGAAATGAAGCAATCAAGGATGCCGAGCGTGATGAAGAATGCGATGGGTCTTGTCATTGACTCGGTGCTAAAGCACTACTGCTCCGATGATGTGAACGCTGAACTGACTGAACTTATTGAAGGCGTCATGGAGAAGAAGTTCCCCGATGAAGACTTGTGTATGAAGGGTAAATTGACGAAGGACTTGAAGCAATATACGAGCGTTGCTGGCCCAGCCGCAGGCGCACAGTGGGCCAACCGTGTGTTGGGTAAAGGTTACCGAGGTGGTGATTATTTCCTTTGTAGTATTGATAAGGATGGGAATTACATAGCCTTTGACAACCCATCCGAAATCGAAGGTATTGCCGAGATTGGTCGGCAGGTCATGGTCGAACGCTTCATCATCAACAAGGTTTTACCTTATTACAAAGTGGCTAATTGGGACATAGAACCGTTGCACCGAGCCATGAACGGTAAGTCGAAGGTACAGTGGTTCTAAGTGCCGGTTAGACAGGTTTATAAGAAGGCGGTACTTGGGAAGGGTTGATAGAGGATGGCAAACGGCGTTCGTGGAATCAAAAAAATGAGCCAAAATCAATTGACGCAAGCGTTGGTTGAATTGAATGCGAGGGTCCACATGCTTTCCACTGCTGTGTCTAACGACATGCAACGGGTCAATGTGGTGATGTTTTCTCTATTGCAAGAACTCGGTTTTGCCGACAAGAAAGAGTGTCCGGCGTGTGAGGTTGTGAATATGCGACCTATGCTGACCGGTATTGAGATTGACCCTCACTGTGTCGAATGCGGTCACCGTATCGACCCACTGCCGGAAGAAGCATTTACCGGTGAGATGCTTGACTCCGAGGAATGATTTATACAACACTTTAGAGGTGAAATTACTTATGCAATACATTGTTGACTCCGCAGAAATTTCCGACTTGGAGAAAGCCATTGCTCAACACGGTCACCCTAATGTGTGGTGGCTTGCTGATTCGACCCGCTCCCGTGAGGCTACTCTTTTGGGCCTCCCTAACAGCCGTATGCTTGCTAAACAGAACTTTACAGCGGAGTCTGCTCTCGCTCTCTTTGGGGAACACGGTGCCATTTGGGTTGAGAAGGTGCCTGCCAAGAAAGCACCTGCCAAGAAACCTTCTTCTAAGAAGGAAGAGTGACTTTAGTCGCCTATCCCAACCTTTATATGCCTGCCCGTGTATGTATATACATGGGAGAAGTAAAGAACTCGACATATGACCCTACTAAGGTCACTGACGAAATGTGCTTGCGCGTTAGCAAGTCTTCGTACACGCAGTACGCCATGTGTCCTCGGCAGTATTGGTGGAACAAGATAGCACTTCCGGACTTGGAGTTCAAGTCCAGCGACGCCGCTATTCGTGGTACTGCTATCCACCAAGTTATGGAGGATTCGCTACGGGAAGTGTCTTTGAACAAGACTGTTGAAGTTGGCGTCAATACGCAGATGCACAATGTATTCGACAAACACGCTGTCGCTCAAGATGTTCAAACCGAAGTCGGTGTTGATGCTCTTTGTGAGATTCTTGGCGAGGTTGCTAATGCTTGGGGTCACTTTGAAATTGTTGAACTTGAGGACAAGCACATCATCCCTCACACAATCGAAGTCTTGGTGCCTAACGAGGCCGAGGATGGCGTCGATACTGTCACCTACTCGGTGGAACTCGTCGGCATGATTGACGGCGTTTTCCGACATCCCGACGGTCACCTTGTCGTTGTCGAATTGAAGACCGGCAACGCCAACATGAGCAAGTTATCCCGCACCCGTGGGGAACTGTGCTACTATCGCAAATTGTTGATGCTCGCAGGTTACGACGAACCGACTCACTTCTTGACCATCTTCCCCGACTCCGACGACGCCGAGTTCATGCTTAAGTTAGAAGGGAAAAGAAACACCGAGATTTACTGCGGTTTGATGCAGGGCGTTGGTGTGTACGAGAAAATTAACACGCGTAGTATCACCGCTATGGAGAAGAAGTTAAATAACTCCGTACACGGCATTATGACCCAACAGTGGCCTATCAAGTGGAACGAATACTTTTGCACCCAATGGTGTGACTTCCATTTGTCGTGCAACGAAGAACTTATTGGAGTGGACAACGATGAATTGTAAGAAATGTGATAGTGGAGATATTAAGACAGAAGTAATGTGGAGAGTAACGGGTCAACAAGGGTTGGCTCCCGAATCAATCACTGTAAATAAATGTCAAGGGTGTGGAACACAATGGACAACCTCTTGAATATGCCTCGTGAGATTGGTTTGAAGCGTAGTCACTGTACCTCCGAAAAACAGTTACGCTCTTACATAAATAAGTTAAACGGTAAAGCAAACCTTTACACTTCCCTGTACTCATTTCGTGACAAGGACCGTAATGCGCCGTGGAAGTATGACGCTTCTTCGGCCATTATTGACCGAGCGTGGTGGGACTTCGATGCTGGAAATAACGGCGGAATCGAGAAGGTTAAGAGCGAGGTATGTATTCTTCTCTCTCGATTGGCCGGAGATGTTAGAGTCGTGGCTACTGGTCGAGGGTTCCATATCCACCAATTGTTCTCCCGTTCTGTTATGGGCAGTGAGTTCCACCGACACCTTTCTCGCTATCAACGATTGATGGCAGACGGACTCAAGACCCTTGATGGGTTTGCTTTTCCGGCTAAACTAACTCGCCTTCCAAACACATACAATGTGACCCGTGGCCGCTACGCCGTTGTCATTCCCCCGAAGGCTTTGTTGGATGATTCCTTCAAGATACCGAACAAGCCACAGGACTTGTGGATTCAGTTCTGTCCCTTCTTTGGCGAACCAAACAACAGCGACTTTGACTTTGTTAAGTGGGCCGCTGACAACCCCGAACCAAAGGTTGAACTTCAAGAGTTCAATGGGGAAATCGAATTGGCTGGTGATGTTCCAATCATGCCATGTTTGCAAAAAGCAATTGAAGTTCCGAACCCAACACATCCTATTCGTGTCGCTCTCGTGCAACACATGGCACAGGAATTGCGGTGGTTTGCTGACCCCAAGAGTCTATCGACAGAACAGCGAAAGTCAATTGAAGAAACGATTTTCCAATACATTAAATCATTGGGCTGGCGTGACTTCAACGAGTATTACACCCGACAAGGTATTAGGACTAATCTAAACTACGCCAACGCCCCATCGTGCAATTGGTACAACCTGCGAGGTATGTGTGCTGGCAAGTGTTGGAAATACGACGGAACAATAGGTTCATAGACCATTGGTTGAGTGGCGTTGCTAATGCTCCTTGTTGACCATCGAGAAAACCCCAAGTTAATCCACAAATTACTTGTCAAGATGGGTGACGCAGATAACAACCCGAAGGGACAGGCACGAGTTCTCTCGATGAAGTCCGGTGATTATGTCATTGGTGGTTGGGGTATTGAGGCAAAAGAAATCAATGACCTTTACCGTAGCATCCTCGGTATTGGCCGCTCCCGAACCATCGTCGGCCAATTGAAGGACTTATGCGAAACCTATGAACGACCATTCCTCGTCGTGTACAATACCGAACTTAAGCCGTGGTTCCACGGTCGCAGACCTTCTGCTAAGGAATTGTCCGAAGAGCGCAAGAAGATGGCGGCTGTCATTAACTCGTTCAAAATGACCATGCACCAACGGTTTCCTAATCTCCACTTTTTGCAATTGACCACGATGGATGATTTTGTCGAATGGTTGTACACCAATCACAGGCAAAATGTTATCGCAAAAATAAAACCACCAAAGAGCCACTTGCCGAAACAGGTTGTCAATATCAACGACGACGACCGAATCAAGTGTCTAATGACTTGCGGAATCAATCGAGAACAGGCCACTGCTCTCCTGTTGGAGTATGGTAGTATTCCCGCAATTCTAAGAAAGAAGACTCGGCAGAAGGACATGGTTGCCTGTGCTAACATCACGAGCAAGCAGGCCAAGAAAGTCTTGGCGTTGAGAAAGGACTACACCCATCAGTAGGGGTTCAGTCCATTCCCGACAATGCCCTTCATGCTGTATCGTTGGAAGTTCACCTTGATTGAATGGATTACCAGTGAGGCGTAGAGAGCATCATCTTCGCCAGTACCCGGAGTACGCTTCAATTCGATGTTGATGGTATTACCTTCGGTGTTCGCTCCTGTCAGCGGTGTCCCTCCCAAGATTGCCGTTGTTCGTCGGGTAGCCCCTCCGCTTAAAGCAAATGTTCTCGAAACAGAATTACCGTACAATTCTTCTGTGACTGTCGCTGTCAAGACTGCCGTCAGTTCCGGTCTTGTATTAGCGAGGGAATAGACAGCCGTGACGCTGATGATTTCGTCGGCAACATCGTCGGGTACCTTTACGCTTATGTTGTGGGTCTGCGTCAGTCGGGTCGATGAGTCGGGGTCAACAATTCCTGTGAAGACCATTCCTTCCCCCGATACGACAGCAGTTCCGGAAGTGGCCTGTATGTTATCTCCCAGCCCATCTACGGCCCTTTGTGCGTTGAGAGGGGGTGCAACCCTTGTTTGTCCAAGAATGCCGTAGGAAGAGTCGCTAACGCCATTATTGAGCAAGTCCATTCTGCCGGTCATTCTTCCGTGAACTCCGGATGCCAATTGGTTGCTTCCCACGCTGTTAGTGAAGGTGCCATTACCTTCAAATGGATTTCTCCCACCTTCTTGTTGTCCGGGTGCGACGGGGTTGGTACCCACAGGTCCGCCCGATGGTGGGACCATTGGTGGTGGTAATTGTGGTCGGTTGCTTGAGCCACCGTTGGACCCCCCGACGGTACCACTGCCGCTACCTTGTCCACGACCACGAGCAACACTGGGGTAAAGATAAGCACCGAGTCCGCCAAGACTCTTTGTTTGGTCCCTTTCCATACTCAAGGCCACATCTTCAATATCTCGACCCGAAACACTCCACTGGATATTTTGGATGGTTAGGGTTTCGTTAGACAAACCGAGTCCGGAGTCTGTGAACTCGACAGTCGTTGCGGGTCGCCATCGAACATCGTTGGTGATGTGGATGCGTGGACAGTAGTACACATTTCTCACACCCCACAGTCCGGACATGTTTTCGTACTTGCGAAGCCCCAGCGGGAAGATTGAGTCGGTGTTAGTGGCTGTCCATGTCGGCACACCTGCTTCCGTTATATCGTGAGCGTTGTGCAAAATTCCCGATGCTGATGGGTCGCCACAACGGTGTCGTAGCAATTCCTTGAGATAGTCAACATTTACCGAAATAGTAATCCTTGCTCCGGATGGCAAAGAAGACCAATAGTTCGGTGGGATTTCGATTTGGTAAAATCCGTTACGCTTGACATTGACAGTGGTGACAAAGGCACCTCCGGAAGTATTAGCGTATGTTGGGGCGTAACGCACCGACGCTCCACCATGCGAATTAAATTTGGCTGACTCGGTTGTGTCGAATGAAGGGTCAGTGAGTCCAATCGTGAACTCGGCGTTATCAATGTCGGTTCCGGTTTGCCCGTCTTTTAGGGCGACCCAAATTCGCAAGTCCTCGTTGCTACCGTCGCTCACCAAAGGCATATCTGTTGGTATGTGAACGATACCGACAGCGTGACTAAGACTGTGCGCTCCCCACCACCAATACGATTTGTCGTAGGTGTGGTTGGTACCGGCACTGCTACCTGCTGGGGGGACATGTCCTTTACCGTAGCGGTCACGATTCAAGGTGTCTGCGCCGTTGATACTCATGTGTCCATCTAAGGCGTTGCACTGTCCGTTCGCAAGACTTCCGTTGAGAGAAGACCATTGGAAGTTAAGTGAGTTCGATACAGCAGGGTAAGCAGGTCCGAATGCGTATTGTTGAGTAACGCTTCTTTCTGCGAAACGGGTTGGGTCAGCGATATATCCATAGCGACCACCGGCAAGCATTTTGTCGTCGTGAGTCAAATCTCTCATCACATTTCCAGTGATGCGGATAGACTTTGTTTTGGCTTTATAGTATTCTTCTTGGGCCACCAAATTCGCTTCTTCTTCCACTCCGATTTCCGGAACTTCGATAATCTTCCATCGGTAGGTTTGGTTGAGGGATGGTGCTGGGTAGTCCGAAAAAGAGCCACCGTTATTGTAATAGACTCGAACATTTGTAATTTGTTGTGCCATCGAAGCGTCAAGACTGTTGACATTCATACTATCTCGTGTCAATGCTTCCCCAAGACTGTATGACGGGCGGAGTTCCAATTTGTTATCTCTTCCCATTTGGTATGTGAGTCCGAGCCTCTTGCCGTTCTCTCGACCTACGCCACTTGCTTCTGTCGATTCACGGACCAAAGACAATAGGGACTTGCCACCCCGACCGTCGTATATGCCACCGAAAGAATCCCAATCGGCGTCAGTGCCATCAAGCGTCATGTTGTTCGTCTGCGGTACCGATGATAGGTCAAACCAGCAAGGACTTGCTGATTGGGTCAGCCATGTATCGGACAGCGTGAAAGACCACAGGAAGCGTAATTTGTCGTGTACCATGAAGGTTCCGAGGTTCGGGCTTGACACATACCCTTCTGTTCTCATCAAGAAGCGAAGAGCATATCGTGGTGCCGCACTACCGCTGATTACCACTTCGTCATATGCTCCGCTCACTTGGCTTTGGTTAGGCAGATTGACTGCTATTTCGGCAGTGCTTCCGTTGGCTTTGATAACATCATCCATTTGAATCCCTTCAAGCAAGGCTTCCGCCGTTTCACCTGTGTAGTTCGTTGCCGCATCGGACTGCGTGTAAATTCCGTACAATTGTTGTGGAATGCTAATGCTATCTCCGATGTTGACATTCTGCCGTGTACTGCCGGTTTCTGCACCAGCAATACTGTCGTCAACGACTATTGTTGTTGCCGTTAAAGAAGTAATTTGGGCAACCCACTTAGCGGTCACATTTCTAACTCGCATACCTACCTTTATGCCGTCATTTACGAAGTCGGCACCACTGCAAAAGATGGTTAGTGCGCCAGCGACCGCCGAATTTGATGTGGCTGTTTCGACAACCGCATCATCTAACTTGCCGTCGTAGGTGTACCAAAAGATTTCAGTGGATGGGTTCTGTCCGCTCGCATCTCTCGTACATTTAATTTTACCATAACCAAATTCGGGGAAGTCGGCGACCAGCGAGGTCGAGGGTTTGGTTTCGATTACCTTGTCACCTACCTCGATTGTTCGATTGAGTTCTGCGCTTGCGTTGACCCATCTTCGGAAGTTAGGGTTGAATGCGAATGGTTCGGCGTTGTTGTTATTGGTACTCGTGGCTTGGACCCAATAGTTATCCATCAATACGGGGAAGCCATGATACTCGGTTTCGTATTCGCCCACGCTAACTGTGCCACCACTACGCTGATTGATAGTACCCTTGTTGATAAAAGTATTGAGGTTAAAGAACTTTGAACAGTCGTACACCAACAAGGCTCCGGCCTGTTGCTCCCAGCCTTGAAGTTCGGAAACACGATGCTCCTGTTCCGCTTTCCGTACAAATGGACCGGTCGCAGTGTATGTTTCCGTCGTAGTGTATGTACTTGTGGCACATGTGATTTCTTTGGTGGTAGTGCCTGTGATTCCGGAGATAGTATGGATTCCGTCGTAGTTATCGCTGTTGAAGATAATCACTTTGTCGCCAGTCGCTAAATCCGATACGCCGGAGTCAGCGTTGAGAACCTTGAACTTAATACCTGTTGAGCCGTCACTAATAATAGAATCACCGGAATACCCATTAGTCAATTGGATTGTTGCGCCACCACCTAACGGGGTTGACCACGGAGCGTTTGTTGTTGGGTCTGTGGTTGCGTCGAGTTCCCAAATGTCCAAGTCCTGTCCGATGTTCATGGAGATAAATGAATCGTACTCTCCGTTGTTGTTTGTTTGGTCTGTGAATGAAATTGACACATCGTAATTGTCCTTGACGGGCTTGAGCAGTCCGAAGGCCTTGTTTCTCCACCCACCGTCTGCGTTAGCGTCACCGTTGTTTCGCATGTCGGCCCACTGCAACCAAAGGTGCTTGTAGTCCGTACCGGCAGAAAGAGTGTACACCGTTTCCCCGCTATCGTGGTCAATGGATAGTCCCTTGACTCCGACAAGATAATGGTTGCCGTCGTCTGCTGGGCTGATGTAGCCGTTGTAAGTGAAGGTGTCAACGAACCCTGCGCTATTGACGACTTGGCCTACGCCGTGACTCTCCGAAGAATCAATGAACGAAGACCCTACTTGGATAACATTGGAGTCTGCCGTGAAGGATGCTGATGCTGTTCCAGCATCGACAAACGAGAATCCATAAACAGAAAAATGCTTTTTGAACCATGCTGATTTTGGAAGGTCACGCATCCAAATAGCGTGAGCGTCACGATGTGTTAAGTCCTGTGCTGTTCCGGAAATTTTACCTTGTTCGATGGTGTACTTACCTGTCGAAAAAGTGACTGGTGTCAATGCTCCGGTTGTCGTTTGCGTTTTAGCATAAAACACCCCACCTATGGTTTGGGTGGCAATAACCGTATGTACCTTGTTGCGAAACGATGTTCCGACTTGGGTTTCGCTTGCTGGGATTGTGACCAAATCCCCTGTCGAAAGGAAAGTGTTGTCGTTGCGACTTGGTGCCGAAGAAAAGCGAAGTATGAGGTAGCCGGATTCGGCGGCTGTTCTTGGGGATGTTGATTGGTAGCCCGTGAAGTTCGCTGATGTTTCACCCGTGTATGTCATTCCCGAAATAGTAAGTAATTGACCAAAGCCTGTGGGTCCGGAACCCACCGCACTGATTGTCACGCCGTTTTCATTGTGGTCGTCAAACGAAAACAAATCCGGAGTGTCGCTTGTGGTGTATGAGGTTCCAGTATGTCGCAAGATAACCTGTGCATCACCACTGGCCGTCGCTTGGGTAATACCGGCCACTTCGTAGCCTAACCAACCGTCTTCAACATTGTTGGGTCCGGCCACATCTTCGTTGTTGTACATTTGGATTGGGTGAGCCGAAAACAAAGTCGCTCGCTGTCCTTCCAGTTGTTTGTACCCTGTTCCCGATTCAAACCCAAGTGTCGGTTGTCTGTCTTCAAGACGAGCGGCACCGAAGAACATTGTGTCGGACAATAGTGCTATTTCTTCCTTTCGTGCAAGAACTTGGTCTTGGTTACCAAGACCTACTTGACCTACTTCCCAAGATGAAATTTGTCTATCGAGAACAGAAAGTGAGTCACGCGCGGTAACTGTTATTTCCCTTGTTCTATCCGAGGCCACTTGAGCAACCTTTACTCCTTCGATAATACCATTCCAAAGAGGTCTGTGGATATTGCCGCTAAACATGAGCAATCTCCAATCTGTAATTTCGTCGCTAAGAAACCACGGGGTTAGATTTTGTTCACTGTCGTCGTCAAGAATCTTAATCGTTCCGTCGCTAATCCCGTTGACGGGCGTGTTGCACTGCCACTCCGCTACGGGAGAGCGGTCACCGCGATTGTCGGGAGTATCAGTGAGTGGTCGATAAACCGCAAAGCGGTCAATCATTGTCGCAACAATACACTTGTTTGACGCCGTTCCGAGGGGGGCTACGAAAAGTTCCCATCCTGTCATTTCTGTTGCTTTGAATGCGGCGGAGGTATCACTGTTGTTCGCCATATCGTACCCTCCGTTGGCACCGGCAGTGTATGCGCCTGCTGTTAGGTTAGTGGCTGTGACTTCGGTTCCTTCGTGGTACACCTTGAACTTATTGTTGGTGTAGTCTATTTTGAAATCCAAGTCGTACCACGGGTCACGGTTTGGGTCGCGCAGGTCTTGGCTTGCCAACCAATCGACATGATACAGGTTTTCATTTTCGCTTAAACCCTCTCCACTTTGGGGTCTAAAAGTCCAATTGATTGCTGGTGTCGCTCCACCGGAACCTGCTGTACCAAAGGTCGTTGATGTTGGGAAGCCTATTTTCAAAGTGTAACTAACGGGTGCGCCGGACTCCACACTTTCATCGGGTACTATTGAGGCAAAACCAAGCATGGCTTGAGTACACATTCGGATTGTGAAAAAGTCGCCATCGGACTTGGTGTTGAGGTTAGCGGAAGATGCAATCACTGGTCGGTATGCTCCGCTTGGTGCTACATTGTTGATTTGGTTGGCCGTAGCGTCAGCAAGATAGGTTGTGACGCACAGGAATGGTTTTCCGGAATTACTTTTTATCGGGGAAAAAATAACTTCGGGTGTGTCTTCGTGAGTCGTTGCCGCCCCTGTCGTTAGACTGTATGCGTTGCATTGTATTCTTTCTCCCATCCATACTCCGGTTAGGCTTGCGTGTTGCATAAATTCGGGAGCGGTACCACCGGTAATTTGCCCAGCGATTAACGCAGTCCAATTCCTACCATTCCAATCGTATAGTGACTCACGACCAAAAGAGGAATCAGTATCTCCGGTGGGGATGTAGTAACGGTTTGAGGAATTGTATGAAGACGACATAAGCATGTACGCATCGTCGGCGTTATTGTTGCCTGCCTTGTCGTATCGGAATCTGTTGGCGTTGGTCAATGAGTTAGGGTACTGTAATTGCGCTCTCCCACCCCAATTCTCGCCCTTTCCGAGCCGAATAGGGTCAAGGGTAGCCCAGCGAGAAATGCCGTCGTTAGAGGCTAAGTAATTGGTCGCTGTTGAGAACTCGTTATTGTTGGCTCGGTCCCGAATACTCCATCGGTATCGGGGACTTAGGGTCGCTTCGCCGTTTAGGATGTTGCCGTAGTGTGTTTTGTCAGCGTCGTATGTGCCTGCGCTCGATGGTTGGTTTGCATCGTCTGCGATTACTTTTGACCCAACCCAATCTTCGTATGAGCCTGCGAGCCAAAACCCGTACTTGCTTGTTGCTGTTCTTGACATGTTCTTCACTTCTCTACTACACTGTAATGTTTAGACCACGGGCGTTTAGTTCTCTAACCACTTGCTTAGTGATTTCGTTTGCCGCTTGTCCTGTGGTCATGCCGTTGAAATTGTTTGTCATAATCACTTCCGTAGTGTTTATGAGCGTTTCAACGCCCTTGTTGACGACTTGCTTTACCATGTCGCCTGTAATGTTTCCTTTTGCCATACCGAAGAACATTTCTTCTCTTGAGTTAGCGAACTCAAATGCCGCCTCCTTTGCCGCTTCGATTGGTCCGATAATGTCTTCTTGAACTGTCGCTCCGAATTGGTCTAACTGAATACCGTTAATGTCCGAGGCAATAAAGTCTGCCAAGTCAGCGATAAAATCTTCTGCCGTATCAGCATTTTCTGCTAACTCCATGATAGCCCCTTGAAATTCTTGAGGGATAGCGGCGAACGCATCTGCATAGACTCCCTCTAACCTTGCCTGTTTTTGCTTTGCTGATTCGGGGTCAAAAAGACCGAAAGACATTTCACTGTACACATCTCTATCCGCAAGGAAATTGTTTGGCGCATCAAGGAAATTGTTGGCTTCTGCCGCCGCTTTCGCATCTCGACCTGCTTGTTGATAGTCTTTAACCATATCAAAGACTTCTGTTGCGGAGGCGGTATCTCCTACTAACGAAGTCGCCGTGTTGATGTTTTGAATATCGAGAAGTATTGCTCGCTCTTCCTTTAGAGCCTCGATTCTGTTTGTGTAAGACTTTAGTAGGGAATCGTCGTCTGTACCTGCTTTCAATTTTTGCAGTTCGGCAATTTCCGAAGTTACTGTCGCCACATCCGAAGCCATTGTAGCACTATCAACACCTTGATAAGCATCAGCCATTTCTTTGTATTGCTCGGCAGTGTAATTGATGGCCTGTCCAAATTCCTTCATCGAGTCTGCCGCATTATCCGCTTCGTCTGCGCCTGCGAACAACCATGCCGCAAGAGAACCAATAGCGACAACCGCAATTCCTATGCCTGTTTTTAGCAATGCGCTCTTTAGTCCCGCAAGAGAAAAGGAAAGTCTATTCACTCCAACGGCGGCACCGTTCATACCTGCCGCAAGACCAATAGATGATTTGGTCATAGCGAGCATTTGAATAGTGGAGGGAACCATAGCGATGTTCATTAAAATCATGCTCGCTCTTGCCGACCTTTCGCTATCACCAAAGGTACTGAATCCCATAGCCAATCCGCTCAATACTCCGGAGGTCTTCATCAGCATTCCCTGCAACCTCATACTTGCGGCGACCGTTGCCTTTTGTTTTGCTTCGATTTCGGAAAACCCTTGAGCAAAAATTTTCATTTTAGGAAGCATCTTCATAATTGCATCTTCGTCAAGACCGTAGGCTTGTGCAAGTTCCCTTGCCGCTACCGTCATGGCCTGTACTATTGCCTTGCTTTGCGTTTCTGTATTGGACTTCATTTCGGTGATTTGCT